CGATTCCGGACAAAAGATCAGACGACGCTTGGTACTTTCGGACGATCTTCAGCAGAACACTGAAGACGCGATCAAACCAGTACAAACACCCTGGAATGATCCGATGCCGTCAGTACCCACGCAAACTGTTGTCTCATTTCGAGACAAAACGTGGTTTTCCGGTTGTTTCCGGTACTACGTTCCCGTTGGTAAAGATGCGGGCAGTAGGTTCGCGCAATACAGGTCGTATGCCGATAAACTTCTCGGTATACATCTGACTCCAGACACTGTCTGGAACATTGCGCCGTGGTCTTGGGCCATTGATTGGAAAACCGATGTGGGCGATGTTGTCCACAATTACTCGGCGATCGGTCACAATGGTCTGGTTTTGCAATACGGCTACATAATGCACCTACAAGAAAGCAGTACGATAAGTACTGCAGGTAGGTACGGCATGTGGTCGGAGACTGTATCTCGTAAGAGACGAGTCTGTGCAAACCCATATGGTTTCGGCGTTTCAGTGTCCGGCCTTTCGGCCGAACAACTGGCCATCTTGGCTGCCCTCGGAATGTCTAGAGGAGATGCTAAGATCGTGCTGTAACACATCGTTACAGCGCATCAACCCATGACGCGTCTAATCAACGCGCCTACACCGAAGGAGTTGCCACATGGCACTCGCCGATCCTCAGTCAGTCACCATTTCTGCAGTAACCACTCCTCTGCCAAGAACGTCTTTAGCAGAGAACAAGGGTTCGTTCCTGAGCTCTGATGGAAACATCAAGCTCAGCGTTTCCGATTCTTATGGAAACAGGAACCGCCGGGTGTTTCGTTTGGACTTCACCAAGGTAGCTGCGGACCCGCTTCTCAGCGGGGCCAACAACTACTACAGCATGTCGACCTATGTGGTGTTTGACACCCCGAAGGTTGGCTTCACTGTGGCGGAGGCCAAGGCTGTCGTTGATGGTTTTCTTGCCATCCTGACAGCTTCATCCGGCGCTGCAATCACCAAGGTTCTTGGTGGCGAAGTCTGATCATGGACGCTAAGACGTTTTTCGTGTCTGTCGCGTTTGTGCTCAGCCTCGCAGTGCCACTACTGTTGATTACACTAGTGGTACTATTTTCGGCGACTACCTGCGTCATAGCGACGTAGGTGTTTCATACTGAGGGTTCTGTGGCTAGAGATCGCGACCTTGTTAAGGGGCACGATGAAAAGCTTGACAGAACTCTGGAGGGTGGCAGCAGAAGAACTTGCTGCCATATGCCACACTAGCGCCACGCTCGATTTTAACAAACTCGAGCGTCGTGTCGAAGAGGAGGGTTTATCATTCATCACGATAACTCTCCCTTCCTTTGCAAAAGACTTCGAAAGATGTCTTGAGCAAGGGAAAGTTGACCCCTGCGCCTTTCCTGGATTTTCTAGAAAGGGCTGTCTCCCCCGATTTCTCGGAGGTTTCATGGGCAATATCTTCGACGCAAGTACTGGTGTTCTGGTCCACGAAGAAACAGATCTTTTGATAGATTCCATCTTTGCGATCAGACAGCTTTGCTATCTGTACGCCAAGATCGAGATCCCTTGTAGTGATGCAAGGGTGTCTCGCGCTATCAAAGGATACGTGGATTGTGAACAGGAAATCTCAGAGAAGTTTGGTAAAATCCCTCAGGATGCTCTTAAAGCATTCCGGCGGATTTCTTCTCTGGTTTTCGGTGGGGTTTTTGGTCACATGGAGTGGCTTCTCAGCCAACGACATGAACCGTTACTCACCGGAAACCACGGCCCTGGCGCCACTGCTGACGGACTCCTTGGAAACGAGAAGTTCGACCAGTTTGAGTGGCCTACGAGATTGGAAGCTGTTTTCCCCTATGGGGAGCATTCAATCCCGAACTGGCGGTACTACTACCAGTTGGATCGTGTAGAGTTCCTTGAACCTGAGGCGGAACGACCCGTAAAGGTCATTACCGTCCCTAAAACGCTCAAGACTCCTCGTATCATTGCGATCGAGCCAACCTGTATGCAATACATGCAGCAGGCCTTGCTCGATCCATTGGTCGAGGTCCTGGAACGTCAGAGTCTTTCTGGTACCAACCACAAAGAAAATCTGGCGTGCCACTTTATGGGATTTAGCGACCAAAACCCAAACAGGGATTTGGCTCGACTGGGTTCCATTCAGGGAGATCTCGCAACGCTCGATTTGAGCGAAGCTTCTGATCGTGTCTTGAACGAACTTGTGTTGACGTTGTTGCATGACAGTCCTCTTTTCTCTGAGGCGGTTCAAGCAACGCGATCAACGCGAGCTCGTGTTCCTCATCGGGAGGGGGAAGTTATCCTCCCCCTGGTGAAGTTCGCGTCTATGGGTTCGGCTCTCTGTTTTCCCGTAGAAGCCATGGTTTTTCTTGTGGCTATCCTCTACGGCATCGAGCAGAAGCTCAGGACACCAATCACCCGGAGACTTATAAAAAGCCTCCAGGGTTCCGTGCGCGTCTACGGGGATGATTTAATTGTCCCTGTTGACTGTGTATCTGACGTGATCGCTTCTCTTGAGCTTTTTGGGCTCAAGGTAAACGGCGACAAGTCTTTCTGGACGGGTAAGTTCAGAGAGTCTTGTGGTGGAGACTACTACGCGGGCCATGATGTTACACCTGTCAAGGTCCGCCGGGAGTTTCCGTCTACACGTCACGACGTTCAAGAGGTGATTTCCCTAGTGGCCTTACGAAACCTTCTTTACCAGAAGGGATTGTGGGGTACCACTAGTTTTCTCGACAAGAAGATTGGGAAGATACTTCCCTACTTTCCGATCGTTGAGGAAACCTCGCCTGCTTTGGGTAGACACTCCCTTGTCTTCGACTATGTTGAAGACCGGAGTGACTTCGATACGCATTCGCCAAGAGTAAAGGCGTTTGTGCCTCGATCCCGACCACCAGCCTCACGGCTGAGTGGAGAAGGAGCCCTCATGAAGTCGTTGGCCAAGAAGAGCGATAAGCCCTTCGAAGACCCGCGACATCTTGAACGTTCAGGACGACCCTTAGCCGTTCGCATGAAGCTAAGGTGGATGATCCCCTTCTAGTCTTTAGGAGGGGATCCACACTATGCATTTCCGACTGAATACCTACATCGGAAGGTTTGTGC